TATAGTGGGATTTTCCGTGTATCCACCCGGATGTATCACAATGGTATTGCGATCACCGTTGACCTGTGTGAGTGCGTGAGTAATGGTCAGATATGGTCGTAGTATGGTTCCTGTGCCAGTGCTGTCATTGCCGTCTTTGCTGACATGCATTTCAAGATCAAAACTGGTGCTGATGCCGGTTAACAAACTACCATTACCTGAAAAATAATTTGCTGTTACGTTGCCATTTACAACAATATTACCAGTAATTGATCCACCTATACTCACATTTAAACTGTTGTTAGCTCTTGTAAAGGATGCATTAGCATATGAACCCGAACTTATTGCATTAGTATTTGCGGTGTTAGCTTGACCATAAGCCGAGTTAGCATAACTACCAGCACTTATAACATTCGTGTTTGCAGTATTAGCTATACCATATGCCGAGTTAGCATAATCTCCTGATGTTACAGCTTTCTGATCAGATGTATTTGAAGCATCGTATGCTGCTTGAGCTAATGTGTTTGAAGAGTTGGATTTGCTAAATGCAGAATTAGCATAGTCTCCAACAGTTATAATATTCGTGTTAGAAGTATTGGCTTGAGTGTAAGCTGAATTAGCATAATTTCCTGAACTTGTTGCCTTTTGATCAGAAACATTGGCGGCAGCGTAAGCACTATTGGCATATAAACCTGAAGTAACAATATTAGAATTTGCACTATTAGCAACACCATAAGCAGCATTAGCATATACACCAGAAGTTACTGCTCTTTGGTCAGCAGTAGCTGCATTGTTAGTTGCTGTATTTGATTGAAGATATGCTGAGTTAGCATACGATCCCGAAGTAACGACATTTGTATTGGCAGTATTAGCAACGGAAAATGCAGAATTTGAATAACTAGACGCCGAATTAGATACACCAAATGCCGAGTTGGCATATAAACCTGAACTTATTGCATTTACATTTGCGGTGTTTGCTTGGGTATAAGCTGAGTTAGCATAACTAGATGCAGAGTTAGCAACATGACTAGGAGTATTTGCTTGAGTAAATGCGGCCGCAGCAAAAGGAATATTTGCTTCAATAGAATCATTTAATTGTTGAAGTGTTACTTTTCTTGTAGTACCACTTGAAGTATCTAAAACTGGAAGTACCGTTAGTTGTAAATTTGCACTAACAGTATCTAATAGAGTTAGTTCTGATATTTTTTTGTTTGCCATTTAAGCCTCTAGTTTAAATCTGGAATCTTCTGTTATAATTTCAAAACCATCTTCAGTCAAAATTAAAATTGACGCTGGTTCTAGTGGGTTAATAAACTCTTCTGAAAAACCAAATTCGTCATCTGGTTCCGCAGTTATTGGATTTGGTGTTGTCTTAGTCTCAGATATTGACGAATTGACTGTGTTAGAATAATTAGTTGGATCTTCAGAAAGATAAATGTTTGTATTTGCCTGTCTGATGTACTTAGCAGTCTTAACTGCTGGCCAAATATATCCTTTTGCCGTAAATTCTAAATCCCAAGTGATATATCTTGTTGAAGAGAAATCACCTTCGTATTCAGTTGTTGTATTTACCGAGTTTAATATAATTGGTAAATCATATTTTTGATCCATGCCAGGTATAAAATCTACTGTAACATTAAAATCTGGTGTAAAAAATGGTAATATTTGTTCTAATATTTGTGTACCATCTTCTGTATTTCTTACATAAATTGACATTGAAAAATCAAAGTTATATGGTACAGGAGCAAACTGTGTATTCAACCTTGTTGAATTGTTTGCTGAAAAATTTCTTAATAATGATTGTTGTTTTCTAGAAACATCGTAACTCATACTTGTAAGTTCAAACGACATTCTAGGAACGGTTACACTAATACTCTTAATTAAATTTGGATCGGATAGTAATCTAGTTACATATTTTTCTTTTGAACCATAATGCAAAGGTACTCTAAATCTTTCTTTTGCTTGCGACATATTTTTGGTATATCTAATGATTTCTATGTCATTAAACAATGTGCCAAAAGCAACAACAATTTTTCTTATTGTTCTATTATAGAAGTGTTGACTATTTAACATTACGGTTCTCCAAACGGATTAGCTTCCGTAAAGTCAATGATTGAATCTGATTCTGTTTCAATTACAAAGTTGTCTTGTGCATCTTCAAATGCGTTATCTGTAGTTATCAAATTATTCTCTGGTTCATCCATAGTCCAAATTGCATTACTTGTATTACCTTTTAAACTTTGACCTGAAATAAATGTTCCTTGTACCTGAACAACATCAACATGACGAGCGGCATTCCAAGTATGAACTATAGCCTGCGCTGTTGAATTGGCCAAACTATTACCTTGGTAAACAATTTCACCTTTAACGAAAGTTCCTGTTCCGGATACAGGTACAGACAATCTAGTTTTTCTATAATACTCAAATGCATCATCATCAATTTCTTGTTTACCGGTCGATATAATTTCTTCTGAAAAAACATATTGTTTCAAACGAAGAGCATAAACATAAACGTTGCCGCCTCTGCCGCGACCTAATGTGTAATACATTGCTTGGTCATTTTCATGTTCAACGAAAGTAATTTCAAAAAAACCTCTTAATAGAGGAACGTAAATTAAATCACCTTCTCTAGGTCTTGTTGGTGCTTGATTTTCTGTTGCAACAATGTCACCAATTCTTGGACGATTAAAGTTTGTTGACCCTACCGCATATTTAAATCTACGGCGAGAAACTAAGAATGTAATTTCATCACGAATTTCTAAACCAAATTTTGAAATGAAGTCTTGCTCACCATCCATACCAGTAATATTTTCCAAATAAACTTCAATTGGATGTGCAGAAACATATTGTTTTAAAGTATCTTCACCATACAGTTTATCGATACCGTTTGGATCTCTGGAAGTTCTTGGTAGATAATAAACATCCATACCATAAATTCCCAAAGCCTCAATAACCAAATCTTCAACTAAAAGTTGTTCATTGGTTATTTGATCTTGTGGGAATGGTTGGAAATAAAAATTTGTAGCCACAATTAACCCATTATAAAGTCGCTAGGTAGAACATTGTATTGTTGTAAATCTTCTTCTATTCTAGAAATTTCTTCGACAGCTTCATCATATATTTCTTTTCCATTTAAGGTAACCCCACCTGGCATTTGTATGCCACCAAATTTTTTCATGTTTTCTCCCCACTGTCTTTTTATGAGAGCTGTCGCATACTTCTTTAAAAATCTATCGTCCCAAACGTCAGAAATTCCAGGTTTGGTCATCGTTACATTAGTTACGTTTGCAGTTAAAGGTTTTGTTAATTCTATTTCAGTCGGTGTATTAATTTTTCTAATTTGAATTGATTGTCCATTCGATAAAGTAATAAAATCATTTTCCACTACTTCTTGGTCAAAAATTGTATTTGTTCCTATAACAGTATTCGAACTTGTATTTCCAGTAAGTGTACCACTCAAAGTTAAAGTATCAGGATCCATTTTCCTATAACACTCGATAACAACATATTCACCTGGTTTTACATCACTTTCCCAGTTAATATCAAGAAAAACTTTATTTTGGTGTCGATTGAATCTAAATTGAGGAGTACCAGAGAACAACAAATTCAAAGTTCGAATGTGTTGCATTGTGATTTCATACGAAACATATGAAACGGAAGTAAAGTCATAAAGATCATGCAATCTAAGTTGATATCTTAAATCAAACATATTGATTGAAGAGTTCGAAGCATCAAAAGGCATTACACCTGTAACAAATATTACTGCATCAGGACAATAAATCCAACGGCGATCAATATCTTCTTGGGTAATTTTATGCTTCATGTACAACTTTTCACAACCATTAAAATGGTAATCGTGAAAAAATTGTAGAGCGTCATCAATTCGATCTTCTATTTGCTCATCATCAACATTAATATTAATGACTGGCCAACCTAATCTTCTTAGACAATAATCTTTGAATTGAGTTCTAGTTGCTGGGGATGCCATAAATTCTCCTTTTACAGACTATTTATGCCATCTAATGTTTTAACTATGATGTTGGAAAGGTAATTGAACCTGAACCTGTGAAAGTATATATTCTATAACCGCCAGTAATTGTTAATGTTGGAGAACCAGTTGTTGAAATAGCATTAGCTGATGTGTCGGGATAACGAATAATTACAATACCAGAACCACCAGCGCCAGAGTTTCCTCCTGGGTAAGTAGTTCCTCCACCTCCACCGCCGGTGTTGTTGGTGCCATCGCCGCCGTTACCTGAGCCAGTGCCAGCACCTCCCCCGCCTGCGCCGCCCGCTGCAGGAGAACTGCTACCATATATACCTCCTCCTCCACCACCTGCTCTAGTCACTGAACTTCCGGTAATAGATGAAGAAACTCCTGTGCCACCATTACCAGTACCAGTATAACCATCGGCACCTACGGCGCCGGCGCCGCCACCTCCAGCACCTCGATAAGGAGCAGAATAAGCGGATACATTACCGCCGTTATATCCTTGGCCTGAAGTTCCGTTTCCTCCAGAACCAGGAACGTTATTTCCTTGTCCTCCACCTGAACCTCCATTTTTACCAGCAGGTGTTCCATATGCGCCACCGCCACCACCACCGATAGAAGTTATACTATCAAAACTTGAGTTACTTCCATTATTACCTTGAACGTCCACAACTGTTTGTGATGTTCCTCCGGCACCAACTGTTATATTATAAGAAGTATTGAAACTAGCAACAAAAGAAAATTCTGCGGGTGATCCACCACCAGAATTTTCACCAGTAACATTAGTTCTGTAACCACCAGCACCACCGCCACCAGATTGTCCTCTACCTCCGCTACCTCCACCCGCAACTACTAAGTACTGAACTAGAATTCCAGGCAAATAATTTGGCCATTTATCTGATCCTTTAGCTACTTGAGCATCAGTAACAGTGAAAAGACGGCCATTAGAAGTTGAGCTAACTGTTTGCTCACGCCCTATAATACCAAAATTAGAACGCTGCCTAGGCATTAACTTATAACCTCATAAGACACTATAGCATGAATAGAACTGTTTGCAGAGGTGTTCATTTGTAAAACATCTCCTTCTTCCATATAAAAAGAAGTGTCTTTACCTGTAACAACTAAAGTTGATGTATTAGGAACAGAAATATTTCCGACTATAAAATATGAAGCAGGACTAGCTGAACTTCTATTAAAAATTACATTTGCAGTAACAATAGACGCACTATAATTTGTTAAAACAACATTATTTACTTTGTAAACTTTACCACTACTTGCGGAATTTGTGACCACATTTTGTAAAGATGTAGTTACATTGGCTAAATTTGTATTAGCATTAATTTGAGATACATTAACAATATTTGGTGCTGCCATTTAAATTATCCTCCGAATACTATTGCCATCGCAATAGATTTACCTGTTGTTGCTGCCGTATTTGCCTTTGCGAAAGCTGCTTCCGCATGAGTTCTAGATCCGCCTGGATCACCAGTCAATTCTCTAATCTGTACAACTTCACCGTTTGTTGGTGCAGTTAAGAATGTTAATGTGTTTCCAGAAACAGTATAATCTGTTATTGGTCTTTGTGCAATACCGTTTTGGAAAACAAGTACACTGTTTGCCGAAACACCATCAGTTACAGTGAAATTAGTATTAGACCCGTTTCCTGTATAGTTTCTATTTATGAATGTACCGACAACATTCTTCTGAATTGTAACTTCAATATTTGCAGTATTCGGTGGAGCTTCATCGAATGTAATTGTTGTTCCAGTTACAGTGTATGAAGAACGTAATTGAGTCACACCATCAAACACTACAGTAACGTAATTTTCGGATGCAGGTGTTGTACTTAGTGTGAACGATGTATTTGTACCATTACCTGTAAAGTTGTCCACAAAGATTTCAGCAGAACCACCAACAACTTTATTTACTAAAGAAACAACATCAATTGCAACACCACTTTCTGGTGCTTCTGAGAATGTTATTTGTGAACCTGCTAAACTATATGCAGCCTTGTGCTGTAGAATACCATTGATAGAAACGATTGTGTAATCTTCACCACTTGGTTCTTGTGTTAATGTGAATTGAGTACATGCACCTGTTCCTGTAAAAGAATCAACTTTCATTGTCGATGCATATTGTCCTACGCCTCCACCTCCTCCGCCACCAGTATTCGCAGCAGTAAATGCCGCATTAGCATATATTGCAGCTGAATTGGCAGTATCTCTAGCATAAGAATCTGTTCCAGAACCACCGCCAGTATTTGCAGCAGCGAAGGCAGCATTAGCATAAGCACCAGCACTTACAGCTTTCTGGTCTGCGGTATTAGCTGCTGCATATCCAGAATTGGCGTAACTGGAAGCAGAATTTGACGCATCTCTTACCCAAGTATCAACAGCGTTATTAGCAGCTGCAAAAGCACTGTTCGCATAAGATGCTGCCGAATTAGCTTGACCCCGAGATTCAATGGTGATATTACCAACCATTCCACCATGAACTTGACATTGATACACATATGTGTTACCACCTAATTCTGATGGAACTTTCCAATAAACAGTACCTGTTTCTTTACCTTGAGCACTAGACCCTGTACTAACTGTACCATCAGTTGCAACGTGAACTAATCCATTACTATAATTTGTTCCACCACTTGAAACTCTAATTAAAAATGGATGACCAGTTACATTTAAATTGAAAGCAATTGTTTCGCCGGCCTGAATGAATATATTAGGATTATCTCCTTGATATTGATCAAAAAGGAAACTTGAAGAACCAGAATTAGTTACATTTAAACGGGTGACAGATGGTAAATAGACTGTATTAGCAGCTGCAAAGGCAGCATTAGCATAAACACCGTCAGATGCAGCACCGATTACTATGTAATTTGTACCATCACTTGTATAATCCCACGTACCAGTAGATTCCACCCATCTAAGTTGAACTGGATTACTATCACCTCTTAATACTCTAATACCAGCATTTTGTGTTGGTGTGCCTGTTGTTCCAAATCCAACATCTATGATATGGTCTGATGTTCTTAGAGAAGATACAGTAAATGTTGTAGTGTATCCGGTAACATCTAAATTACCAGTAATTGTAACATCACCAGTTATTGTTCCACCAGAAGAAGAATATCTACTATTAGCAGCAGCAAAAGCTCCATTAGCATAACTACCTGCACTTACAGCTTTCTGGTCAGCAGTTGCAGCATTAGTGGTTGCGGTATTTGCTTGAGTGTAAGCTGAATTAGCATAGTCTCCTGCACTTACTGCTTTCTGGTCAGCAGTTGCTGCATTAGTATTTGCGGTATTAGCAACAGCATAAGCACTATTAGCATAACTACCAGCACTGACTGCTTTCTGGTCAGCAGTTGCTGCATTAGTTGTGGCAGTATTAGCTTGACCATATGCTGAATTGGCATAAGAACCAGCCGATACTGCTTTCTGATCCGCTGTATTAGCTGCAGCAAAAGCTGAGTTAGCATAACTTGACACAGAATTAGCTGCACCATAAGCACTGTTAGCATAACTAGAAGCAGCATTAGCTGCATCTCTTACCCATGTATCAACAGCATTATTTGCAGCAGCAAATGCAGCATTAGCATAAGAAGCTGCCGAATTTGCTACACCATAAGCTGAGTTAGCATAAGATCCACTTGCACCTTCGCCGCCGCCAGCAAAAGTACTAACTTCAATTTTTGAATTAGATGGTGGAGCTGTTAAGAAAGTTATTGCATTTCCACTTAAACTATAATTATTTTTAGACTGAATTAAACCAGAAATACTAATTAACGTTAAGTTTTCATTGGATGGAGTATTTACTAATGTAAATTGAGTGCAAGATCCATTGCCTGTAAAAGAGTCGATATAAACTGTTAATGGTAAAGCGGAACCAATTAATGTATTGGCAAAATTAAATGCAGCGTTGGCTTGTACATAACTGCTGTTTGCGTGATTTCTAGCATAAGAATCTGTTCCTGAACCACCAGTATTTGCAGCAGCAAAAGCAGCATTAGCATAGGCACCAGCACTAACTGCTTTTTGATCTGCCGTGTTTGCAGCTGCATATCCAGAATTAGCATAGCTAGATGCTGAATTAGCTGCATCTCTTACCCAAGTATCAACAGCATTATTAGCAGCAGCAAATGCAGCATTAGCATAAGAAGCTGCCGAATTTGCTGTTGTATATCCAGAGTTTGCATATGATCCAGCACTGACTGCTTTCTGGTCTGCGGTATTGGCTGCAGCAAATCCACCATTTGCATAACTTGAGGCAGAATTAGCTACACCATATGCTGAGTTAGCATAGCTAGATGCTGAATTAGCTGCATCTCTTACCCAAGTATCAACAGCATTATTAGCAGCAGCAAAAGCTGAGTTGGCATAAGATTCTGCTGATGACGAAGCTAAATTATTATAGTTTGAACCATCATTTGTAAACTGCCAGTACTTTGAAGTTTCGTTCCATCTGAATTGAACAGGCGCTTCGTCTCCACGAATAATTCTAATACCAGAATTTTCTGTTGGAGTGCCTGTAGTAAAGTTACTGTTTAAATCTATTAAATTATCTGCTACATTTAACGTTTCAGTATTAACAATAGTTTGAGTTCCACTTATTGTTAAATTTCCAGTTATTACTACATTACCAGATATTGTTCCACCAGATGAAGAATATTTCGTATTCGCTGCATCAAAAGCTCCATTAGCATAGTTACCAGCACTTACAGCTTTCTGGTCGGCAGTAGCAGCATTAGTATTTGCAGTATTAGCTTGACTATATGCTCCATTAGCATAACTGGATGCTGAGTTTGCGGTACCGTACGCCGAATTAGCATAGCTAGATGCTGAATTAGCTGCATCTCTTACCCAAGTATCAACAGCATTATTCGCAGCAGCAAAAGCTGAGTTGGCATAACTAGAAGCAGAATTAGCTGCGTTAAAGGCTGCATTAGCATGAGGTCTGGCATAGTTATCAACTGAGCCGGATGAAACAGTATTAGCTAAAGCAAAAGCAG